AGGATGCTCTTGATAATGAAAATAGTATATTCTCAACTCAAAAATTAAAAGACGCAATAGCAAGTATTGATCCAAAATTATTACCTGGGCCAGCTGCTAAAGATATACCTAATGGAGTTAACGTAGATAAAGTAATAGCAGCAATGCAGAAAAAAGGATACTCAGTATACGCTAATACCCCTTATGGTAAAAATAAATTAAATATTGTTGGAGTTAGAGACACAACTACTACAATTAATGGTAAACCATCTAATAAATCATTTAACTCTCCAGTATCAAATTACTTTACTGACTATATTGTAATGTTCTATTATGATGATAAGGGTAACCGTAATGAACGTATAGGATGGGTTACAACTGCTCCGGGATTATACTATGAAGCTTCTAAATTTGGAGGTAATGGTAGAACTATTATGATAGCAGAAGGTCAATATATAGATGCTTATACTAGAGGTTTACATCAAGGTAAAATTGATACCTTAATTCAAAATAAAAACATCCAATATAATCGAGATGAAAGTTTAGATGCTAGATATAATAACGTAAAAATTGATACTGGATTTTTTGGAACTAATATTCACCCTTCTGGTAACTACCAAAATAGTGATCCTAATAAATTAATTAATAACTGGTCTGCTGGTTGTCAAGTATTTAGATCATATGATGATTATTTATGGATGATGCAAGCTGTACGCCATCAAACAGAAACATCAAATTATAAATTTTTTACTTATACTTTATTAAACAATGCTGATTTATAATGAGAGTACCATCTAACATAATAACAACAGGCAAATATACTATAGGTAAAGAATTTATCAATACTAGTGATAATAAACCATACCAAGGCTATTACTATCAGATTGGAGATAGATTTTTTGTAGGTAGATCATTTAATCAAAATGCTCCTGAATTAAAAAAAGTTACTGATGATCATTTCTTCTTTATTAATATAAATGAAGATTATGGCCGACTAACTCAACTAGATCCTAAATCAATGCAGGTACCAAAAACAATTCACAACCCCGATATGTCTATTAAAGATGCCGGTGGTGATAGTTTTTATACTTATTATGCTAAAAAAATAAACCAATATCCAATATTGATTAGAGAAATAAATAAGGAAACTTATGACAGTCTAAAAAATAACAATATATGGCAGGTTATAGCTTTAATAAGTACTCAAGGAGATGGAGGTATAGATATGGGAGAAATAAACAAAGCAGAAAAAGAAATGTCCGGAATTAAGACTTGGCTTATGTCTTCAGGAATAGGATATCTTTAAAATTTGAAGGTCCAAGATTTAGTCTTATATTTAATCAAATAAAAAGGTTATGTTTTACATTATAGAGCGCTCAGACCAGCTAGAAAAGCTGGGTAGTTTTGGAGACTGTTTCGTCAGTTTCATTCCCAAAAACAATAAATTTCATCCGGCATTAACTGAATTAAGTTTAGTTTATGTTAGAGATCTTAAACAATCTAAAGGATATATGTTGTGTATCAACCACAATGAATCATTTGGATTGGATGTTAATGATGTTAAAGAGTGGTTACTTAACCACACACAGAAATTATGGGTATTAGATAAGAAAGAAGCATTGTATTATTTCTACCAACCACAGAAATTATTTGATGTAAATTTCATTCAGCACACCCACAAGTCATTAACTAAATGCAGCGAATTTTACTACGCTCAGCATTATTATTTACCTAATGTTAATTGCTTAATACCAATCAGCAAACATTATGAAGAATGTGAAAATACATTTAACATCGTTGCGCCGCTGATCACAACGTCTAAACCAAACGACCAATTTACCTTTAACAATGAGCATGCGGTTAATGTATTTTATCAGCTCGAATCAGGCGGTATAAAGCTCAGCAAAGACTGTTTCATCGACTATTACCGAGGTAAGATTGCCCACCCAGAATTCAATTTATCTCGCGGAAAGATATACACGCATTATAATCTATATACCACCACGTCCCGTCCATCCAACACATTCAACAGCATTAATTTCGCTGCGTTGAATAAAGAAGACGGTGAGCGTATGTGTTATAAACCTGAAAACGATATGTTTATTGAAATGGATTTTCAAGGTTACCATCCGCGCCTAATTGGTGAAATGGTTGATTGGCATTTTCCAAAAGATGCTAACACATACGTAATGTTAGGTCAATTATTAGGTGTAACACAGCAAGAAGCTAAAGAATTAACGTTTAAGCAGTTATATGGTGGTGTTTGGAGCGAATATCAATATAAACCGTTCTTTAAAGATGTAAATATGTTTATTGATGATATGTGGGACACGTATCAATATGGTAAGTATTATGAAACAGAAAATAAGATATTTATGCCTGACGCTGATATGACTCGATCAAAATTATTTAATTATATAGTTCAGAGTAAAGAAACGTCAACTAATGTTAAACTGTTAGAAAAGGTATTTGATTATTTAAAAGGTAAAAAAACAAAATTAGTACTTTATACGTACGATGCGTTTTTATTTGACTATAGCAACGAGGATAGTCAACTATTACAAGATATAATAAATATACTCGAATATCCAGTAACAATCAAACAAGGAACATCATACCACGGTTTAACTAAAATATAAATATTTATGATAGACAATATATTTTTCGATTTGAACAAACTATTCTGCACATTTATTAAGCCCGAAAATTTAGAAGCTACTGTTTCTACAATTAATCGCCGCCATGCAATCTTATATAATAAGATTTTCATTCTTGAGTCGCCTCAGAGTGATGAATTGATGTGCACATATAATATTGACATGGGAAACTCTGTCGACACTCCGTTACCGGACACTATATTATTACACCGTAAGAAAGAAAGTAATACATTATATACTATCAATGCATTAAACACATTGATTAAATCATTGAATAACGGTGTATTAGATACTAAATATATTGTAAATTGGCACGATTATAAAAACAGTATACTGTTAACTAACGGCCCTGATTTACGTAAGTTAGACACATCTATCTATAAAATCATCGATTTTAATAAATAAGGATAAACTACATTAACTATCTCTTAGAGACAGTTTGGTAGGCCAATTATAAGTTTGTATATTCAATTATATAAAATAAAAACAGTTATGGATTTAAATCTAGCAAAACAAAAGCTGGCAGCTAGCCAGAACAGAGGTGGTCAACAACGCGAAAAGATTGACTACACTAAAATTTTCTTTAAACCAAAACCCGGTAAGTACGTAGTACGAATTTTACCTTCAGCGTATGATAAGGCATGGCCTATCCGTGAAGTACAATTCCATTATGGATTTGCTAAAGGTCCAATTTTGGCTTTATCAAACTGGGGTGAAGCAGATCCAATTGCGGATTTCGCTAAAACACTTCGTAAATCATCTGATAGAGAAGATTGGGAATTAGCTAAAAAGATTTCACCAAAGTCTCGTTACTTTGCAGCTGTGATCGTTCGTGGTGAAGAACACTTAGGTGCTCGCTTATGGGAATTTGGTAAATTAACAAATGATCAGTTATTAGGTATCGCTGCTGACGAAGATTATGGTGATTACACAGACATTACTGATGGACGTGATTTTACTATTGATGCAACTGAAGATGTTGTTGCTGGTAGAAAGGGTATTAAATGTAACCTTCGTATTAAACCAAAAACAACACCAATATCAGATGACGCTGCGTTAGTAGAAAAAGTACTTAATGAGCAACCTGACATTTTAGCAATTAATCGTAGATACACTTACGATGCTTTAAAAGACATCTTGACTAAATGGTTAAATCCTGAAGAAGAAGCAACCGCTACTGAAACTCCAATTGCATCTGCTGATGTAGAAGAAGAAGACGATTTTCTAAAAGAAATCAACAAACCAGTAACACCAGCTTACACTTTAGAAACAGGCGCAGCTAAAACTAGCAACGCTGACAAATTTAACGATCTATTCAACGACTAATTATGGCAAAAAGCAAAGACAGTTTGACCTCGATTGTATCGGAGTCACTTAAAAAATCATTTGATATTGATTCATTCAAGAAATCTAAATTTCTAGATCAATCAGTCAAATTCAAACCACAACGCTGGATTCCCCTATCCAAAGCGTTTCAAGATGTACTGTCTATGCCTGGTATTCCGATGGGCCACATAACATTGTTACGTGGTCACTCGGACACAGGTAAAACAACAGCATTGCTTGAAGCTGCAGTATCAGCACAGAAAATGGGTATATTACCCGTTTTAATTATTACTGAGATGAAATGGAATTGGGAGCATGCTCAACAAATGGGATTTGAAATGAATCCTGTAGCTGATCCTGAAACTGGAGAAATCGTTGATTATAAAGGATTCTTCCTATATATCGATAGAGGTTCTTTAAACACAATCGAAGATGTAGCTGCATTCATAGCTGATCTATTAAACGAACAAGCAAAAGGTAAATTACCATTTGACTTATGTTTCTTTTGGGATTCAGTTGGATCAGTACCTTGTCGTTTATCAATCGAATCACAAAAGAATAACAACGAGTGGAATGCTGGAGCAATGTCTACGCAGTTTGGTAATTTCCTAAATCAGAAAATTATCTTATCACGTAAAGAAAATCAACCATATACAAACACATTAGTGGCTGTTAATAAGGTGTGGGTTGCAAAACCAAACTCACCTATGGAACAACCTAAAATGAAAAATAAAGGTGGTGATACAATGTTCTTCGATTCATCATTTGTAATTACATTTGGTAATGTATCAAATAGTGGTACTAGTAAGATTAAAGCAACTAAAGACGGTAAAGACGTTGAGTTTGCTAAGCGTACTAAGATATCGGCTGATAAGAATCACGTTACTGGAGTACAAACTAAAGGTACTGTTACAATGACAGTTCACGGTTTTATTCCTGATGACAAATCAGCAATCGATGCTTACAAGAAAGAACATTCTAAAGAATGGTTATCTATTTTAGGCTCATCTGATTTCGATATTGTTGAAGAAGACGAAATGGAAGAAAATTTTAAAGAAATAAATTTAGTAGATGTCGAAGAGTAAATATGAACAATTACTCTCTAACGTACAACCAGACATCCGAAAAGAACTAAATTCAATACTAATCATAGACGGCCTCAATGCATTTTTGAGGTCGTTTACTATGATTAACCACGTAAATCCAGACGGCCACCACATTGGGGGTTTAACTGGATTTTTAAAATCCATTGGCTATGCTATTCGAATGGCAGACCCGACTAAAGTAGTTATTGTATTTGACGGTGTTGGTGGTTCAAGCGCTAGGAGAAATTTGTTCCCCGATTATAAAGCAAATCGTAATGCTAACCGCATGACGAATTATTCCATATTCCAATCGAAAGATGAGGAACAGGAAAGCATTAACAATCAAATGTCACGTCTAATACAATATCTCAAATGTCTACCTGTTACTGTTATTAGTATTGATGGATTAGAAGCAGATGATATTATTGGTTATCTAGCCACCAGGTTTGAAACATATGATGAAACTCAAAAGGTAACTATTATGTCGGCTGATCAGGACTTCCTACAGCTAGTATCAGATAAAACATCATTATATTCTCCTACCAAGAAGAAAGTATACACACCGAAAGAGGTAAGTGATGAATTTGGAGTTAGCTGTAATAACTTTATCAACTATAAAATATTATTAGGAGATAAATCAGATAACGTTCCTGGAATTACAGGGATGGGTCCTATAAAATTAGTAAAGCTATTTTCAGAATTAACAAGCAACCACAAAGTTACATTAGAAAGCATAATTGAAAAATCAGCTGAACTAATTGACGAAAATAAATTATATTTGTCTGTTGTTGAAAGACGACACCAACTATATATTAATCAAAAAATAATGTCTTTGGATGGGAGTTTCCTATCACCAGATAATAAACAGTTAGTAAAACAAGCATTTAACGATTCTTATGAATTAAATATACCGCTATTTCTACAATTGTATTCGAACGATAAATTAGGTGAATCTATTCCCAATGTACAGTCGTGGTTATCACAACTGTTTGGCTATCCAAATTCTTTTAAATAAATTTAAGTTATGACAACATTAGGAAAATTAAACCAATATGGAACAGCGTTCCAAGTAAAAGTATTAGGAGCATTATTAACACAAAGACAATTCCTAATTAACATTTCAGATTCTCTTGATTCAGAATACTTTGAATCATCAGCACATAAATGGATTATAGAATACATCCAAAAATACTTCTCACAATACCATACTACACCCACTGTAGAAACATTATCTATTGAAGTAAAGAAAATTGAAAACGAAGTATTAAGAGTATCAATCACAGAAGCGCTAAGAGAAGCCTATAAAATGGTAGACAACAGTGATCTAGAATGGGTTGAAGCTGAATTTAGTACGTTTTGTAGAAATCAACAGGTAAAAAAAGCTATCTTAAATTCAGTTCAGTTACTTGAAATGAATGATTTTGAAAGTATCTTACAACTAATCAGCAAAGCAGTTAATGCAGGTGAAGATAAAACGATAGGATTAGATTACAATATAGATATTGAAGCTAGATACCGCGAAGATGATAGAAATTGCATTCCATTCCCTTGGCCTGTATTTAATGAAATGACACAAGGTGGTATGGGTAAAGGCGATTTAGTATTAGTGTTTGGTAATCCTGGAGGTGGTAAGTCATGGGCTGTAACAGCAATGGGTGCTTATGCCGCAGCATTAGGATTTAATATAGTACACTATACATTAGAATTAGGTGAAGGTTATATTGGTAAACGCTATGACGCTATATTTTCAGGTATTGAAGTTGATAAATTAAAAGATCATCGTGCTGAAGTTGATGAAATAGTAGGTAAAGTAAAAGGTAAAGTTATTATTAAAGAATACCCACCTAAACGAGCATCGTTCGATACGATAGAAGCCCACCTACAACAATTAGAACACCAAAATAACTTCAAACCAGATTTAATCATTATTGACTACCTAGATTACATGCGTACTAAAGGTAGAAAAGATCGTAAAGATGAAATTGATGACGTTTATGTTGCTGCTAAAGCATTCGGTAAGGAAAAAGGTATTCCTATCGTATCACCGTCACAAGCAAACAGAACTGCAGCTAAAAACGATATTATCGAAGGAGATAATGCAGCTGGATCTTATGATAAGATTATGATTGGAGATATTATTTTATCATTAGCACGTAAACGTAAAGATAAAATTGAAGGAACTGGTAAATGGCACGTCATGAAAAATAGATATGGACCTGACGGAATGACATTTAGATCTACAATTAACACATCGAACGGATATATTGATATAGACAGCAACCCAGTAGATGATGATGATATTGATACTAGCTCAAACAATAACCAAAATAAGCCAGTAAATGATTTTTCAAGTGTTGGAGTAGAAGAAAGACAACTACTTAACAAGAAGTTTTTCAAACTTGAAAATTAATTAAGGTATATACTATATTTATAACTACAACAATAAAAATTATGATAAAGGTTAAGAGATACACAGCTAGTTGGTGTCAACCGTGCAAACAATTAGCCCCAATATTTCAACAGATGCAAGCTAGTTTTCCAGATGTTATATTTGAGACAATAGATGTTGATGCAGATAAAGAAGCTGCACAAGAAAATTTTGTAACCTCAATCCCTACCGTTATCTTTGAGAAAGATGGAGTTGCAAAACAACGTTTCACAGGAGTTCAACCTAAGTCTATGTATATAGACACTATTATATCACTAAAATAAAAACCGGAATTAAAATGGATGTAACGCAAGAGATCCTTAGCGAGATCACCACGTACATGAAGTACTCTAAGTATGTACCTGAGAAAAAGAGAAGAGAGACGTGGACAGAATTAGTAACACGTAATAAGGAAATGCACCAAGCAAAGTTCCCACAACTAAAAGATGAAATTGAAGAAGCTTATAAGCTGGTATATGCTAAAAAAGTATTACCATCAATGCGTTCATTACAGTTCGCAGGTAAACCCATTGAACTTAATAATTCTCGTATATTTAATTGCTCTTTTCTGCCTATTAATGATTGGAGGGCATTCAGTGAGATAATGTTCTTACTGTTAAGTGGGTGTGGAGTTGGATATTCAGTTCAAACACACCACGTTGACGAACTACCTGAAATTAAGGTGCCAACTAAACACAAAAGGTACTTAATAGGCGACAGTATTGAAGGATGGGCGGATGCGGTAAGAATGCTTTGTAAAGCGTATTTTACGGGTGCTCCGTTGCCTTTATTTGATTTTAGAGACATTAGAGCTAAAGGCGCTCAATTGATCACCGTGGGTGGTAAAGCACCAGGTCCAGAACCATTGAAAGAATGTTTATTTAACTTGCAAAAGGTATTTGACCGTAAAAAGAATGGCGATAAATTAACATCACTAGACGCTCATGATATGGCTTGCCATATTGCTGATGCTGTATTAAGTGGTGGTATTAGAAGAGCAGCGTTAATATCATTATTCAACTTAGATGATGAAGAAATGTTAACGTGTAAATTTGGAAGCTGGTGGGAAGAAAACCCACAACGTGGTCGTGCTAACAATAGTGCTGTAGTAATACGTCACAAAATTGATGAAGAAGAGTTCCTTAAATTATGGAAGAAAATTGAATTAAGTGGATCTGGGGAGCCAGGTATTTACTTCAGCAACGATAAAGAATGGGGAACAAACCCATGCTGTGAAATTGCTCTTAGACCATTCCAGTTCTGTAACTTATGTGAAGTAAATGTATCAAACATCGAATCACAAGAAGACTTAAACGAAAGAGTACGTATAGGTGCATTCATTGGAACATTACAAGCAGCATACACTGATTTCCATTACTTAAGAGACATTTGGCAGAAAACAACTGAAAAAGAAGCATTATTAGGCGTAGGAATGACAGGTATTGGGTCAGGCGTTATCTTAAATTATGATTTAAAGAAAGCAGCTGATTTAGCTAAAACAGAAAACGCTCGTATTGCTGAAATTATTGGAGTTAATAAAGCAGCTCGTGTAACTACAGTTAAACCATCCGGAACATCATCATTAGTATTAGGAACGGCATCAGGCATTCACGCTTGGCACAACGATTATTATATCAGACGTATTCGTGTAGGTAAGAACGAAGCTATTTACAACTACTTAGCTATCAATCATCCTGAATTAGTAGAAGATGATTTCTTCAAACCAACAATTCAAGCTGTAATTTCAGTACCACAACAAGCCCCTCCAGGTTCTATCTTAAGAACAGAGAACGTAATGGATATGCTTGAGCGTGTTAAGAAATTTAATACACAATGGGTTAAGAAAGGACATCGTAAAGGAGCAAACACAAACAACGTTTCAGCTACAGTACCTATTAATGAAAATGAATGGGAAGCAGTAGGTAACTGGATGTGGGAAAATAGAGATACATTTAACGGACTATCAGTATTACCATTCTTTGGAGGTAGCTACACACAAGCTCCATTTGAAGATATTACTAAAGAACAGTTTGATGATATGGTTCAACATTTACACAATATTGACTTAAGTAAAATTGTAGAATTTAGCGATGATACTAATCTGAGTGAGAATTTAGCTTGCTCTGGAGGAAGTTGCGAGATCGTGTAATATGAAACATTATAAAGATGGTCTTATAGAAGATACACATTATTATACAAATGGAGATAGAGTCGTATTTACGGCTCTATTTCACATTCAACGCGGACAATGTTGTGGAAATGGATGTAAAAACTGTGCGTACGATCCTAAATATAAAAAAGGTAATATTAAAGTTCATAACGATTTTAAAAATTTAATATATTTATACGAGGACAATGTAAACAATGTCCCTAAAATATGATATACATTTATTTATTAGAATTTAAAGATAATACTTATTATATAGGTAAAACAAATAGTATATTACGTCGTGTAAAAGAACATACTAGAAAATTATCTATTGATTTTAATTATGTTATATTAGATGAAATTGAAAATATAAATTGGAAATTTTGGGAACAATATTGGATTGAACAATTTAAAGCATGGGAATTTACTTTATTAAACAAAAATAATGGGGGAGGTGGAACTCTAGCGGGAATAAAACGATCTGAAGAATGTAAACATAAAATAAGTATAGCTTTATCTAACAGAAATGTAACATGGAATAATAAAATCTCTCACAATAAAACAGGACTTAAACATAATAGAACTAACACAATGCCTAAACATATTATAGACACTCTTCCTAAAAAAGATATTATAAAAGAATACACAATAAACCATAAATCAGCAGAAAATATATCATTATTGTATAATGTAAGTGCTGTTACTATTATTAATGTATTGAAACAAAGTGGTATAAAACCTACTAAAA